CACCAAGTGTGTGTTGCTATGGTGCAACATATTAGACCTACTTAGGGGAACATAGACCAGTGTTGTATTTATACCACAATAGGGTTTATCCTTATAGACAATGACACTATTATAAGCAAGACTGTAAACAATACAGGTAGTGTTGTATTTATGCAACTAAGGGTTTGTCATAGTAGACAATGTAATTAAATATCGTTAGACTGTATTCATAGTAGTGCAATTCAGTATCTTAATTTAAGACAAGGAGCATTAAATGATTAAACTAAGCAAAACAAGCAAACTAGACGGGATATTGTCGTGGTCTCTTCAGGCAATTGATACTTGTCCGGGTTCAGTAGCTAAGGACGGCGGTTTAGTAGATGCATGCAAAGGATGCTATGCAACTACAGGAAACTACAGGTTTTCCAATGTCAAAGCTCCTAGACTATTTAATAGAGAAGATTGGCAGCGTACTGAATGGGTTGATGAGATGGTACAAGCTCTAGAGAATTCTCGCTACTTTAGATGGTTTGATAGTGGAGACTTATACAGTCTAGACTTAGCCGCTAAAGTTTACGAGGTAATGCAGCGCACAACATGGGTATCGCATTGGCTGCCCACAAGGATGCACAAGTTTAAAAAGTTTACTAATATCCTCAATAAAATGCAGGATTTGTCTAACGTCGTCGTCCGTTACTCTAGCGATAGTGTAGCCGGTGAAATTGTGCAGGGCTCCACAAGCTCCACTATTTTTAGTAGCGAAGACCAATTACCTAAAAATGCTACAGTTTGCCGGGCTTATGAGCACGATGGAAAATGTAACGGCTGCAGGGCTTGCTACTCTAAGGACGTTTCAGTCATAGCCTATAAAGCTCATGGGGTCAAAATGGCTAAAGTTATCCGTATCGCTGCAATTGCTTAATTAAACACTTACGAGGAGAATTATAAAATGGATGCATTGACACTTAAACAGCAAGACCTTATCGTTAAAAATGTTGTGAGAGCTTGTGAAGATATAGAAAAACTCAACGGGACGGGCTATAAATATTTATACTTAGCCAATGGGTTTATCGCTCATTATAATCTCGGAGGTTTTAAGGATTATTACAGCAGCCGGGATTTAACGGCGGATATTCTAGACCATGAGGAGGATAACACTTGGCGCAATTTTAGCCCGGATTGTCTAGATTATGCTTATTACAAGTCAAAACGTGAGGTTTATCGTCGCATATGCTCCACGTTACGCAATAAAACCTTAAACCTTTATAACACTTAGGAGAATGTAATGATTAAATTTATACAAGGATGCATTTTAGGGGTCTTGTGTTTCACAATCCCGCTTATCGTTTACGTCTTATCAACTGGAGGGCTTTAAAATGAATATAGGAGATTTTGTACGGGTTAAAAATCAGGATATTACCGGAATAATCATAGAGCATTATGGTAATAAAGTAGTCATAGAGGATGACTCTAGCGAGTTTGAAGCTCCTGACAATCGTTTAGAGTATCACCTAAGCGAGATAGAAGAGGAGAAAACGGCTACTCAAAAATTCTTAGAAGAGCATTTTCAACTTATCAGAATAGGATTTTAAAATGACAAAATATCGGGTTTATATAACTTGCGTCGAGGTTTACGAGGGAGAAGCGGAAAACGCTACTGAAGCGGAGGAGCTTGCTCACGCTGGACAATTTGGAGATGCTATAGAGCGTTACGATACGGATGATATTAAAACGGAGGAGCTATGACAGACAATAGACGATTTTTACTTGATGACATTGTGTCGATGCTGCCACAATCTTGCAATTATGGCTGGCTGGACAATGTAAGCGATGACGGGCTTTATAGGTTATGGCAGGACTTAGTAAACCTTACCACTTTAGAGGAATTATCTTGAAAACACTTATCATTCTATTGACTTTTACAATGTCAATATCTAGCGTTATGGCTTGTCAGGTTCAAACCATTGTCACCGACAAGGGGCTAGTATCTTGCTACTATTGCCCTAATATGCCGCCATCATGCACGAAAGTATAAAATGAATAAATTCTATACGCTATTGTTTTGCTTAATTGCTGGCTTAGTCTATGCTCAATTACTTCATTGGCTTTTAAATGAATTATAATGGGCTTTTTAGACGACTTTAGGCTATACTTGATACCTACCCATTACCAATGCCTTAAAACGGCTTAGAAAGGCTTTAAATTTTACTTGACTTATATTGCAAAGTATGATAGCATTATGGTTTTAAAGGAGGAATTATGCGTATTAAAACAAATGAATTTGATAGATGGTTGAGTAAAGTTAAAAAAACCGAAGGTTGCTGGATATGGGAAGGGACAATACACAGACGATACGGGGCTTTCAGAAGGTTTGTAGAAGGTAGATGGGTTATGTATAAGGCGCATAGATTTGCTTATGAGCACTTTATAGGAGAAATTCCGCCTAAAATGTTTGTATGTCATTCGTGCGACAATCCCAAATGTGTAAACCCTGAACATTTATGGGTTGGAACGCCTTTGGAAAATATTAACGATAAGATGACGAAAGGAAGACATAAAATAGGACTAAAGAAAAATGCTACTAATTTAAACATGGAACTAGCAACAGAGATAAGAGAGTATCACCAAGCAAACCCGACATTGAAATACCCTGCAATAGCGGATAAATTTAAAACATCTGTGTCGCAAGTGTGTCGAGTTATTAAAAACCAAATATGGAAGGTAGGAACCCAAAATTAGATGCCAATGTTGCAACGCAGCACTAACGGATTATGAATTGACTATCCGTCATGGAATTACTAAGCAATTTGTGGAGCTATGCTCTATTTGTATCAGGTCTATTGATGCGTTTATACCGTTACAAGTGCGTAATGACCTGTTAAGTGAGAACGATATAGGGAATGGAGAGTTACTTGAGGATGATGACTACATCGAGGGCTATGACGATGACGATATCGATGACTACTGGAAGGAGCGGTAATCTGTGCTCGCTTGCGGGTATCATAGGTTCTATATAGACTATGTTGTATCTATGTTGTTTGCTATGAAGTAACAATCAATTAACATAAAACAACAATCTAACGATAGTCTATGTTGTAAAAGCATTATATTCAATTTTTGAAATGTTGTCAAGTGTTTTATTTTTGTTTTTGTTGTTTATTTGTAACAATGTTTTTTTGTGTCTTAATGTAGTATCTTAATTTTAGAGGAGAAGTATATGGTAACGATTACTAAATACACCGATGTATGCGTTGAGGATGTCGAAGTAGAAGTGGAAGTTAGTTTGTCGGATTTAGACCTAGACGATGTGTTGGAACTGTTAGCAGATGACGGCTATATCGCTATTAAATCTGATACGGACGAAGATAGTTTTAAAAACGACTTAGCGAACCTGTGTCATCTATATAGGTCTAGGGACAGTCGGTTTATGGACGAAATAGGGGTATTTCTGTCTAACCTATCAGGAAGGATTTTATGAGCTTTGTCAAAACTAAGAGTGGGATTAGACACGCTATTCCGCATAAAGGTTTAAGCGATGTTGCTGAAATATATGGTGTTATTGATAGCGATAGAGAACATAATTTTGTTGTTAGAAAACACACCGATGGCTCTGTGTCTTTAACAGAATTTCGACTAGCTTATAGCGTTGCAAAAGGTCGGGAGATTTGGGACGCAGTAAACTATAAACGCATTGGAGGAACTTATCGTGCCTGATGAATACTTAGAAGCAAACTATCATTTCACGCTATCAGCGATGATAGATTTGATAGAGCAATATGGTTATGCCAATGTAATCAATGACTTAGATGCGATGATTGCTGATAGAGTTAGTCTTAAATTAGCGGAGGCAACGGAGCTATGACATTCTTTAAGATTGTGTTAGCGTGTTTACTGGCGATTGGTATAGTGAACTTTGCTAGTGTGATAGTTGAGTTGTCACTACGCAGTCAAGTCTATGCTTGCAGCAGTGACAAAGAGATATTACCAACCGAGATTGAAATTCAATGCAAAAGATTAACGAAAGGACAATGGTGGCACAAATGAACAATGAGATATGCTATCGGTGTGGTTTGCCAAGATATGAACCGATAAAAGAACTAACGGATGAGGAAATAATGGAAGTGTTTAAAGGTGTAAATCTTTTCACTACCAATATGGTTGATGTTGCTAGAGCAATACTAAGAAAGGCACAAGAGAAATGACTTATTCGCCATACATACCTAATGACAGCACGATTGAATTTATGCCTGAACCAAAATATGAAGGCGGTTGGCAAATAGGCGGTAATTGGACTATTTATGTTTTAAAAAGACCAACTGACCAACAAATTAAAAACACAGAAGAATTGCTTGGATGGGTTTGGGTTGAAGGAAAGGCACAAGAGAAATGAAATATTACAGAGAAGAACCAGTAGGAGTTGTTGGAACCTTTAAAGTAACTAAGACTTATACAGTAACGGTCTATGCTGACAGAGAAAGCGATTTAGATAGCGCTATCGAGGAAGCTACGATTAGTGAAGATGATTTGATTGATACGGAGTATGAATTGACTGGGGTTGATAGTGCAGGATTCTAAATACCTTAAACATATCCCTTGCGAAGCGTGTGGGAGTAGCAACGCAAACAGTTTGTTTGACGATGGTCATCAATACTGTTTTGCTTGCGAAACCTATGTTGCTGGGGATGGAACCATTACACAAACGAAAGTAGTTAAACCTATGAATAAGGATATACAATTTTATGACAATGCTTCTTCTCTTTCTATTGCTAGTCGTGGTATTACTTCAGCTACTTGCATAGCCTACGGAGTTCGGCAGGACAACGGCAAACACTATTACCCTTACTTTGATGCTGATGGGGTTATGTCGGCAGTTAAAACTAGGGATGTTGAAACTAAATCATTCTCGATTGCTGGGGACTTCAAAGAGGCTACGCTGTTCGGTCAAAATCTGTTCACTAAAGCAGGTCGCTATCTGACTATCTGCGAAGGCGAATTAGACGCTCTAGCAAGTTATCAGATGCAAGGTAGCAAATACCCTTGCGTTAGCGTTAGAAACGGCGCACAGGCAGCTCTGAAGGACTGTAAAGCACAGTATGAATGGATTGATTCATTCGAGAACATTGTGATTTGTTTTGATGCTGATGAGCCGGGGCAGAAAGCTGCTCAAGCAGTCGCTGAGTTGTTTGGTGGAAAAGTTAAAGTAATGAAGCACAAGAAAGGATATAAAGATGCGTGTGATTATCTTGAGAATGGTTCAGGTAAAGAATTTATTGATGCTTGGTGGGCTGCTGAGTCGTATGTTCCTGATGGAATTGTTCAAGGTAACACCCTCTGGGATATTGTGTCAGCGCCTATTGAAAAGGCTGATTGTGACTACCCTTACGAGGGACTTAATAAACTCACGTATGGAATCCGCAAGGGTGAACTCGTCATGGTCACAGCAGGAAGTGGACTTGGCAAATCTCAATTTCTTAGAGAGATTGTATGGCACATACTTAACAAGACAACTGACAAAATCGGACTTATGTTTCTTGAAGAGGGAGTGCGTAAGACTGCTCGTTCCCTCATGTCTTTGGCGGTAAATAAACCCATTCATTTACCTGATGTCGAAGTAACACCAGAGGAGTTAAAAGATGCTTTTGATAGAACACTCGGAAGTGACCGCATTTATTTGTTTGACCATTTTGGTAGCACTTCTTTGGAAAATATTATCAACAGAGTACGTTACATGGCTAAAGGTCTTAATTGTGGTTATGTATTTCTTGACCATCTTAGTATCATTGTTAGTGGCGGCGATGTCGGTGATGAACGTAAAGCCTTAGATGCGATTATGACAAAGCTACGCATGATTGTGCAAGAGACTGGGATTAGTTTGATTTGTGTTTCACATCTGAAACGTCCTGAGAGCAAAGGTCACGAGGAAGGTGCGGCTACATCCTTAGCGCAGTTGCGTGGTTCCGGCGCTATTGCACAGCTATCAGACATTGTGATTGGTCTTGAGCGTAACGGACAGGCGATGGATATGATTGAGCGAAACACTACCAGCGTCAGGGTGCTAAAGAATCGGTTTAGTGGCTATACTGGTAATTGCGGTGCATTGTTGTATAATGGGCAATCTGGACGAATGTTAGAAATACAGGACACACTATGAAAGACTTAGTAGAAGCAGCAAAAGAATACGCAAAGCACGATGAGTATGCGGTTACTCGTAACTACATCAATGCACTATGCGCTGAGATTGAACGACTACGCACACTGAATCGTGATGTCTTTGGTCGTATTCAGGACAACACCGAAATCTATAAAGATGCAGAGCGTTATCGCTGGCTACGCAGTTCAGCGTGGGATGTTGGTTTTGATGCCTATGCTCCGGCAGTGGTGATGTGTAACACCGATATGTCTAAGTGGGAATGGTTGATTGATAAACAATTAGACGAAGCAGTTGATAAACAAATAAAGGATGAAAGATGATTAACGAACATGATATTGCAGACCACGAATGTGCATTATATGAACTTACTAAAGGAGACCACTTTGTTATTGTTGATGACGAGCTAAAAGTTCCACCAGCACACGATGAAGTAGATTTAGCAGCAAAGTATTGGTTTGGACATATCGATGGTATGTACAGTTTTTGTAAAGATTCTGCAGGTAATCCTGTACACTTTGCAGCGTGGACTAAAGTGAGAAAAGTATGAGTAAGAAAAGTATAAAGCTAGACGGATATGTATGGATTGCTGAGAACGGAGCTATTGGCTATGGTTTTTATTTTGGCGATGCTGATGAGCCAGTGCAATTTGAAGTTACTTTGAAAGAACTTGTGCGAGATACGATTGAAGCATACCGGATTCCTGATGGAGCGATTGCTGAGTATCATCTTGAGGATATGCAGAAACTAAGTCGCTCATTGCTGGCTGCAAAGCATTTAGTTGACCACGAAATTAAACGTATGGTAGGAGACGAAGAAAATGACTAAGTTAATAAAGATTGGTGGCAGGTTTGTAAACCCTGACAATGTTACTTACCTTATTGATAGAGAGATTCACTTCAACGATGGTAGTCGCTGGGTAGCCACAGAGCCTGAAATTCAAGAGATATTAGAGGTGATGTTTGAGACACCAAGACCTGAGCCTGTGACTGTCGTTGAGGAACCTCTTGTTGTTAAAAAGAAGGTTGTTAAGAAGAAATGAAATGGACAGGCACAGCCCTCTGTCTGATTGGTATAGCACTGACCAGTCTTAACATCTTCCCGTTGAACCTATGGTTTGGATTCATCGGTAGTGGATTGTGGGCGTGGTCAGGCATACAGCAGAGGGACTATGCTTTATTTGTTGTTGAAGCAGTGGCAGTATTAATGTATCTAGGAGGTTTAATAAAACTATGCTTATGAACAACGATAAAAGATTTGATATTGACCTACAGTACGGACAAGTGTTTGAGCGTAAGGTAGCGGATATGCTTCAGAACAGCAAAATAGAAGTAAAGACTGAGCGAGATAAGTGGAGAGACACTGGTAATATTGTTATTGAGTTTGAGAGTCGTGGTCGTCCTAGCGGTATTTCTACTGCTGAAGCCGAATACTGGTTCCATAACCTTGCTATCGGTGAGGATATTGTGATGACACTGGTATTCCCGACTAAAACACTCAGGAATTATATTGTTAAAAATAATCCAAGAATGGTTCGTGGCGGTGATGACAATACTTCTCGTCTGTACTTGATTAATCTTAAAGACTTAGTTACAATCATCGCATGAGGATAGTTCTTGACATCGAAACCAACAGCACACACGACAAGATTTGGTGTGTTGTCACTCGTGACATTGACGATGGAATTGTTCGTGAATGGCACAACAAAGACGATGTGTTGCAAAAGTATTTATCAGTAGCAGATAGTATCATCATGCACAATGGTATTTTCTTTGATGCTCCGGTATTGAAGAAAGTGTGGGGCGTTACCATTAAGAAGTCACAGGTCGTAGATACACTGGTGTTGTCACGTCTATATAACCCCAGCTTAGAAGACGGACACAGCCTTGCTGCTTGGGGACAACGCTTAGGTTTTGCCAAAGGAGACTTTACAGACTTCGATGGCGGTTTAACGAAAGAGATGTTGGATTACTGTATTCAAGATACGTTAGTAACACAGAAGCTGTATGAACATTTAACTCAGGAGATGAAAAATGATTTCTCGAAAGAAAGTATCAAACTCGAACACGAGGTCGCAATCATCATTGCGGAACAAGAACGCAACGGCATTCAACCCCACGTCCTTACAGGTGCTCCACCCCTATTTTACCTTCAACCGCATTTGAACCCCACCCAATCTGAAATGGCCACGCTACTGCACTCAAAGATCCCAAGGCGCCACCCCCCAAAAA